CCTGCTAAATCTTACAACAAGATGAGCGCAGAGGAACGCTTCTTATTTCATCTTAAAAAATAATAAAAAACAAATAAAAAAAAATGCCTACTACAACATCATTAACAACTACCTACGCAGGTAGAGAAGCGGCAGGATATATCCGCGCTGCATTCTTAAGTAACGAGTCTCTTGCAGCAGTTACTTTCAAAGAGAACATCGAGTACAAACAAGTTGTTCGCAAATTAGTTGACAACGTTACTTTCGCAAACGCGACTTGTGACTTCACTCCAACAGGAACAGTTACTTTAACTGAAAGAATCTTGACTTTGGAGAAATTCCAAGTACAGCGTCAACTTTGTAAAAATACGTTTTTATCGGATTGGGAATCTCGCTCAGAGCAGAACAACGAATTACACGCTTCATTGACTGACGCATTAATTGCTAACGTTATGGCGGGTATTGCTGCAAACAACGAGCGTTTGATCTGGCAGGGTGTTAACGCAACCGCAGGTGAGTACGCAGGTTTCGAGACTTTGTTCTTGGCTGACGCTACTGTTCTTGACGTTGCTACTCCAGTTGCTATCGACAGCACTAACGTAATCGACGAAATGAATCGTTTGGTTTTAACACTTCCTGTTCGCGTTCGTCGTGCTACTGAGAAGCCTGTTATCGCAGTTTCTTCAAACGTTGCTGAAGCGTTCAGAACTGCTATCTTAGGTCTTGGTGGTGGAAGCTACTTGTACCAAGGTGAAACTGTTAAGATGACTTGGCAGGGTCAGTATGACATCATCGAGTGTCCTGGTATGTCTGACGACACAATGGCTATGTATCAAAAGTCTAACTTGTGGTTCGGTACTAACTTACTTGACCAATGGAACAACGTAGCAGTTTTGGATATGTACCAATACGATCTTTCTGACAACGTACGTTTCGCAGCTTCTTTCTTCGCAGGTGTACAATACGGCTTCGGTGACGAAATCGCATTCTACCAATATACTGCATAATCTCAACCATTCTAACCCTTGCACGAATAGAGGTAGCGGCTTAAACACCGCTCCTCTTTTGTGCTAATAAAAAACATACGCATATGCCTCCTTGTGAATTAAGCATCGGAATGACCCTCGACTGTAAGGACAGTTTGGGCGGTATCAAACAAATCGTTTTAGTCGATAAATCGTTAGTTAGTTCTTTTACTTTTGATGGAACAGAAGTTGTTAATACAATTAACGGCCCTGCGTTAGGTGATCTATTCACTTACGAATTGCCAACGCAAACAGGTTCTTTCGAAGAAACAATTAACTTCAACCGCGACAATGGAACAGTGTTTTACACTCAGACTGTAAACATTATGTTGCAAAAACTTTCATACGCGAAGCGTTTGGAATTACAAGCGGTTGCGCAGGCTCGCGTTATTGTATTCGTTCAAGACACTAATAACAATTGGTGGGCTGTTGGATACGAATACGGAGCAGACCTTTCTACTGCAACAGCAGCGACTGGAGCAACTTTGGGTGACGCCAACGGATACACTTTGGCATTCGTTCACGAATCACCGAAGCGCGCTTATGTTTTAGACAATGCGCCTTCTAACATTCTTGACTAAGAATAAAAAAACTTTTACACATAGAGGGGCAACGCGTCCCTCTGTGCTGTAATTTCAACGAACAAATAAAGAGATAGAATGGTTTATTTGAATACAAATACTGCGAATCAATATGCGTGGCTTTCACTCGATGAAGGTCGCCAATACTTCAACGTTGCGTTCACAAACTATCTTTTAATTCTTACTTACGAAATGACAGGCGAACAACTCGCACAAGTCGTAACCGTAATAACAGAAAATGAACGTGTTACTAAAATACGTTTAACAACAGTTGGTCTTACTGACGCTGGAAAGTACAAGTACGATGTCTACGGACAAAACAGCGCGGTGAATTTAGACCCAACAGATGCTTCCGTAGTTGGTCTTGTTGAACGTGGTTCAATGATACTATCAAACGGAACAATTTACTTTGACGTTTCAACGCCTACGATTCCCGTAGACGTAATATATACAGGCGCATAATGAGCAACATTCAGCAAATAGCATTAAGTCGTTACATTCCTACCGAAGCAATTGAGAAAGAAAATCGCAGCGGTTGGATTGATTACGGAAACGATAATTTATACCCACAATACTTAATTAACCTTTACTACAATTCACCAATTCATAACGCGTTGACTAACTCAATTGCGTTTATGATTGAAGGACAAGGGACGGGAACGATTCTCGATAGTGCATTGCAAGGTATTTCTTTCGACTTAAAGTTACAAGGTGCTTTTGTTGCTGAGGTTATTTGGTCAATGGACTTCACACGCGTTGTAAAGATTAACCATTTGCCTTTTGAGAACTGTCGTCTTGCTTACGACAAAGAAGAGGAAGAAATTACAGGTGTTTGGTATTCGAAAGACTGGAAGAACTCACGTTCTAAAAAAGGTAAACCCGAATTTATTCCTGCGTTCAATCCTTCACAAGCGCAAGAACAACCAAGACAAGTTATTTACGCTCACGGAATGATGGCAGGTTCTTCGTACTATCCAAAACCCGACTACTTCGGTGCGTTGAACTATATCGAGTTGTCGCATCAAATGGGAATGTATCACGTCAACAATATCTTGAACGGTTTATTTCCTTCATTTATCATTAACTTCTTGAATGGTATTCCGCAGAAAGAAGAACGTGAGGCAATACGTCGTGAGTGGGAAGAAAGATTGAGCGGTGCAAGTAACGCGGGAAAGTTCTTGATGACTTTCAACGAAGATCCTACACGCGTTCCCGACATCAAAGATTTTCCTCTTTCAGATGCTGACAAACAATATCAGTTTTTATCAGAAGAAACCGCGAAGCAAATCATGGTAGGACATCGCGTTGTTTCACCTCTTATTCACGGGATACGCGAATCTAACGGCTTTGGTTCAAACAAAGATGAAATGTTGGTTGGTATGGAGATATTCAACAACCAAGTTGTGAAGCCTTACCAACGTATAATTACAAACACTTTCGCGCCTATTCTTGGAAGTGATTTGAAGATTGAAATGAATAACGTTTTTGACGACGTTGCGGTAGTTGTTGAACCAACAACGCAGTCTATCGAATTAAAAAAAAAAGTAGTTGCTGCGGAGAATAAAATAAGCGCAGAAGATAGCGCGTTATGGCTTGCACATCTACGCGAAAAAGCGGAATACATAGACGAAGAAGAATGGCAGTTAATTTCTGACGAAGAAGTAACTAATCCAGAAGAAGAAGAAAAGTACCGCACGGAGTTTATGAGCGTTCGTGGTTATTCGAACCCCGATAAAAAGAGCGACGCATTAGATACAGGACTTTACAAAGTTCGTTACTACTATTCAAAGAACTTCACATATAAAGACGGAGAGATAGTTACACGCGATTTCTGTCAAGAAATGGTCGCACTTTCCAAAATGGGTGCTTTATTTCGTTACGAAGATATTATTAAAATGGGTGACGATGGAGTGAATAGTGAGTTCGCTGCGAGTGGTTCAAGCACCCTAAATATTTGGATTTACAAAGGCGGGGTCTACTGCCGCCACGCGTGGTTCAGAAAGGTATTTATGCGTAAGCGTCAAGGCGGTAAGTTCCTTCCTAACGACGGATTGAACAACGACAAAGTTGTAACAGGCGCAATTGCAAACGAACTATTTCCAAAAGGAGAAGAATCAATTCGTCCTAACGATATGCCGAACAGAGCATCATTAAAATATAAATAAACATTACAATGGCACTACAACCCGAAGTTCTACTCATTGACGAAAACTACATAAAAAAATACAGTTGGATTAACGGAAGCGTTGACCCGCTTTTGATGTACCCTGCTATCTATTTAGCACAGGACGAATACGCGCAGTTGTATTTGGGAACTGACTTGTACAACAAGATAAAAGAAGACGTTGTAAACGACGACATTGCAGGCGCATATGAGGAGTTATTAGACACTTACTTACGCAGGATGATAATGTGGTGGTCTTTGTACGAAATGCTTCCTCATTTGTACGTTAAAACCGACAACGGAAGTTTGGTAATTCGCACAAGCGAAGACACTACACCTATCACGCAAACAGACTTGCAAAACTACCGCGATCAATCGCGTAGCAAAGCAATGTTCTACACGCAAAGAATGGTTGACTTTTTATGTTTCAATCAATCAGACTTTCCAGAGTACACGACGAACGAGACACAACAGATATGGTCGCAAACAAATGTCTATCCGTCAAACGCTTTTGAGATTAGCGACGGAAGGGACAGACGTTCGTACACATATCGTCGTCAAGGTCTTGGTTGGATTAGATAACTAAAACAAAAACACATGGCTAAAGCAGGGAGAAAGAAAGACATGGTGAAGCAAAAAGTGTACGAGGAGAAATTCCGTCGTTACCTTTTGAAAAAAGAGAAACAAATTAAACGACTTGTAAATGAAAGTTAACGCAGATGGATATGCGCTATTGAAGCGTTTTGAAGGTTGTCGATTGAAGGCTTATTTGTGTCCTGCAAACGTGTGGACAATTGGCTACGGAAATACTTTCTACGAAGACGGAACGAAGGTTAAGCAAGGCGACGTAATAACTCAAGCGAGAGCGGAGCAGTTAGCGAAAAACGTTGTAGACAAATTCGCCGTTTCAGTCCGTGCCTTGATAACGCAAACGCTCAACGAAAATCAATTCAGCGCGTGTGTTTCACTTGCGTACAACATCGGTGTTGGTGGTTTCAAGAAGTCGTCAGTATTAAGAAAATTAAACGTGAACCCACAAGACCCAACGATTGCTGATTCATTCCGTATGTGGAATAAAGGCGGCGGTGTTGTGTTGAAGGGATTAGTAAATAGACGCGAAGCAGAAATACAACTTTACTTCAAGTGATGAACACCGAAAAAGAAATAGCATTGATACACGAGGAACTCCAAGAGTTGAATAAGAAGATTGACCGCATCTATCACGTCTTAATTGGCGACGATGAAATGAAGATTGAAGGTCTTGTAAGCAAGGTTCAGAAGCACGACAAGTACATAAATAACCAACGTTTGCAGGTCGCTCGTTTGGGCGGTATAGCAACCGCTGCTGGTGTTGTTGGTGGCTTAATCGTTCAGTTCATATTGAAGTTTTTATGAAGAACAAGTTGAAAGCGTGGCTCAAGGAAATGCTTACGTCTTCAACGAAAGTAAGTTCGAAACGAATTGTCGCTATATTTGTTACAATTAACTTAATCGTTTTGAGTTACATTGCAACATTCACATATTACGTTTGTCCCATTGCGATGTTCGACACACTCGCACTTTTGACAGGCGGTTTGTTTGGCGGAACAGTAATTGAACGATTTACAAAACAAAAGAATGGCAACACCGAAAACAGCAGCGAGGACAATAGCTGAAGAAGTATGTTCAAAGTTCAAAGACACTCCGTCTTTGACACTATCAAAAAAGTTATTTGCCGAGTATCCAGAAGTATATAAAGACGTTGAACACGCGAGAACATTCGTTCGAATAATTCGCGGTCAGAAAGGAAAGCAAGACAGAAAGAATACTACCGATAAATCTCTTTATGATGCAAAGCCACGACCATTGAACCCATTCGCGCTACCAAAGTCGTACGCAAAAAAGCGCAGACACGTTGAATTGAAGGGAACGAAGTTTTTAATCCTGTCAGACATTCACATTCCTTACCAAGACAACGACGCTTTAAGCGTTGCAATTAACGAAGGTATTCGTCAAGGGTGCGACGCGGTAATTTTAAACGGCGATGCTCTCGATTGTCATATGATTTCAGACTTCGTCAAAGATCCACGCAAAAGAAAATTCAAAGACGAACTATACGCGATGCGTCAGTTTGTAGATACGTTACGAGGTCAGTTTCCTAACGCACACATCTACTACAAGGAAGGAAACCACGAGGAAAGGTACTGGAGATATATGCGAATTAAAGCGCCCGAACTATTCGACATTGACGCTTTCGACTTTTCTTCTTTGTGTCATTTAGATAAACACAATATCACTTGGATTGACGGAAAGAGCAAACTAAACATCGGTAAACTTTCTATCTTTCACGGGCATGAGTTCGGGAAGCAGTTCCTTCCGTCAGTTAACGTGGCGCGTGGGTTGTTCTTGAAGACGAAAGTTTCTTCTTTGTGCGGACACCACCACCAAACCGCAGAACACAACGAGCGCGACGCTAACGGTAAGTTTATTACTTGTTGGGGTGTTGGGTGCTTATCTGAATTATCTCCCGACTACAACCCTTACTCGAAGTACAATCACGGCTTCGCGATCGTTGAGAAAGGAACGAATGGACAATTCAGCGTCAAGAATTTAAGAATACACGAAGGGCAAATACTATGAGAAAGAATATACTTGCAATTGCTTTGTTGCTCGTTGGGACAACTGCTATTTGGACGGTTGT